TGTTATATCAAAGTCATCAGTAGGAGACTCGGTTAATGTAAAGTCTGTGCCGTCAAAGTCTAGTGTAGGACCATCAGTATTTACTTGTACTCCATCCACCTGAATCAATGTATCGTTAGCTAGTATCTGAGAATCTACATAAGCTTTAATAGATTGCTGTGTTGCTAGTGCTGCTGCATCGTCAGAGCCCATAGCATCCTCGTCTAGTATCTTATCTACTCTAGAGTTGCCTCCTCCTAAGCGCATACCACTACCATTTATGTCTAGCTTACTGGCTGAACCTGACCTCAAGTCTATGTTATTAGTAGTAAATTCTATGTATGTCCCTGTGTCTCCATCATGTACTAACTTGTCTTGTATATGTAGTTCACTGCTTTTCATATATACATGTTCACTGCCCTTACCATTAATGTCTAGTCCTACATTAGTATCAGAACCAGCAGCAGTAAGTAAGAAGGGATTACCAGTAGCAGCATTAGTTACCTTAAGATGATTAACTGCACTAGCTACTGCTTCAAATTCAAAGAACTCATTCTCATTACTATCCTGAATAGAATAGCCCGAGTCCATAATAAGATCACCTTCATTAATGGTCAGATCACCTTCAACTGTACCACTATCAATAACTGCACCAGTGGCCAGGGTAGTAAGTGTCATACCCGTAGCAGTTGAATTAACAGTAACTACTTGATTAGCGCTGGGTGTTGGGAGAAGTGTGCTAAAAGAATCTACTGCTGCATCAATCTTAATACTTCTATCTATTTGTTCTTGTAGTTGTTGGTCAGCCATAACAGACCTATCAAAGTCTTGCTCAAGCTGCTCTGCTGGTAATGATTCATTCTCTAAGTAATCTGTTGATTGTAGGAACGAGATGTTACGTGTAAGAATGACTGTATCAGTTGCAGCAGGAGCTGTAACAAAAGTAATTGCACCACCATCTGAATCATCTACACCGGATACAGTGTAATGAGTTGTCTTAGTCTGGGTAGTGATAGTTCCGTTAGTGTCTTTAATCTGTACTAGAATCTCATCATCATCTAAGATTCTAAAGTTATAGTTAAAGACCTTTAGACTACCTGTACCAGAATATGTGTTCTTATATGTACTAGAACTGACTGTCATAAATTATCTCCCAAATACTCTAATTGTTCCTGCGTTTATATTGCCTGAAGCATAAGCAAATTTAACTGCATCTATATCTGAAGACGTAGTATGGAATCCATCTACTGTTTGAGATATGTCTGTACTAGCTGTTGATTCATACCAAGTAGCTCCCGTATACGATTGTCTCCAATTTGATACTGCTCCTCTATTTAATATTAAGTATCCACTTAATTCTTCACTAGTTCCACTACCTTGTGCAGAAGCAGTTAAATGACACTCTGAACCGTTCTCTGTTTCAAGGGTTGAGCTACCTGCCAGCATCCAAGTATATCCAGTAGTTTCATAGGTACTGCCATTGTCAACAGAGAATGTCATATACAAATCTACTCCATCCGTTGCAGGGTCTAGTGCTTCAAACTGAAATAAATACTCTGTAAATGTAGTTAAATCTGTAAACGAAAGATTAGCTGAACTTGACGCAGTACCAGACGTAACCGCTGTCCACTGTACGCCACCTGACGCTAAACTCATTAGACCACTACTATGATTATATTTCAATACGTAACCATCTGTACCTGAGTTAACTGTTTGGTCAGCATCTAATGTAAAGTTACCTAAGAGTATATTACCTGTACCGTGTGGTTCTATGTCAATATCTCCATTAGAGGTAGTAACAATCTTCTGCGATGTAACTTCGATATTATCTCCGAACTTAACAACACCTGAACCCTTAGCATTAATATTTAAATCAACGTTCGTATCTCCTCCAGCTGCTTCAATAGTTGCGCCATTACCAGTAGCGGCATTAGTTACTTTAATATGATTAACTGCAGAAGCCGTCTTAGCTATTTCAATTACTTCATTATCACTATCATCGTTAATAGAGAATCCATCAAACATAATTAAATCGCCAGACGTAATTGTTAAATCTCCTGTGACCGCACCAGAATCAATAACTGCACCGCTGGTAGTTGTAACAAATGAGAATCCTGTCTTAGTAGTATTGACTGCTAATATATAATTAGCTGTAGGTTCTGGGAGTTCTGTGCTAAATGTTTCTGCTAAGTCAGCATCAATAAATAAGGATCTATCCAACTTCTCTTTCAGCTGTTGATCTCTCATAACTGAACTATCAAAGTCTTGTTCAAGAGTTTCAGCAGGTAATGCAGCATTCTCTGTATAGTCTGTTGACTGTAAGAAGGATACATTCCTTGTTAATATAATACTATCAGTTGCAGCAGGAGCTGTAACAAAAGTAATATTGCCTCCTGTCGCATCTCCCACACCAGACACAGTGTAATGTGTAGTGATTGTCTGAGTAGTAATAGTATCATTTGTATCTTTAATCTGGACAAGTATCTCGTCTTCGTCAAGAATCCTAAATGTATATGCAAATACTGTAAGACTACCGTTACCAGTATATATGTCTCTATTTGCTGTTGAGCTAACGGTCATGTTTAATCTCCCAATTGGTTCAATAATATTCTTAAATAAAATAAGTTCTGGAACGGTAACGTTCTTCTTATCCGCTTTAAATCTCCTTTACTTAAACTTCCATCAAGCGGTCCTCTGACAGCAGAGTACGTATCTTGAAAGAAGTTCATGCTAGGCCCCATAATAACTCCCTGTGAATTAACACCAGCATATCGAGAGTTACCGCCAAACAATGCAAAGCCTACATCAGCCATAAGTCCTCCGACACCTGATCTAGTTAATCCTTGTACAAATACATTCTCTAAACTTGTGTCAGGTTGTCGGTTCTTTATCTGCTCTTTAATGGCATAGCTCATATATCCTAAGCCCATCAATCCTACGACGCCCATCAATGTACGTGCGTCTCTTTGCTGCATGCCTCTGATAAGTATCTTATTCGTGGCTGCTGCGACAAATGACTTGAACTGGAACATAGTCTTAGCTAACTCACTTCTTTGTACAGCTAAGGGCATATCTCCTCTGCCTGGTATAAGGATAGTAGCATCTGTTTCTTTAATAATTGCAGCACCAAATGTTTCAGCAGCTTCTCTATCTGCCCAATGATCTAGTCCAGCTAATGTTACTCCGTAGTTCTGGCGTCTGTGTTGCTGTAGCATGGTACGTACTCTGCCTACCATTGCATCATCAAGACCTACTTCAAGTAGTTTCAATTTCTCTTTCTTACTAAGCTTACTTGCCATAATATCATCAGACAATCTACCCATTGCTGCATTTCCGCTTACACGTCTCCATGCTGAGTTCCAATAAGCTAATCCTGTAGCCTTGTTAAATATCTCTGAAGTAACGTCTGATACTTCTTGTGCTCTATCTAATACACGAGAACCAAACGTAGATGGAATGTAGTCTACATCCTGCAATAAACGCATGATATTGTTCATTTCATGTTCCACTCCAATGCCCAAGCTCTTTAACTCTTGGCCCGATAGCTTAGAGAACTTAGTATCTCCTATTGCATTGGCTAGTGTACCGAACTGTGCTTTAAGTGCACGCGGTAATCCATGTCTTAATATAGGCATAGCCATATCTGGTATAGATGATATAGTTACTTGTCCAAGTAATCGTACATACTGATACTTACGTAGTAATTGTAAGTAAGGGTCAGACTTTTGTCTGCGTGTAAAGTTGCCCATCAATACTTGTACAAAATCGTCTAATGTATTTAAATCTTTCTCCATTGCTTTCGATAGTTTTGATCTATCTACTGTAGCAGCATTGTCTATCATCTTTAAATAATCGTCTCTCAGTGCTTGCTTCATGTCTACTGCACTTTCAAATCCATTATCTCTTAAATAACGATTCAACCGTACCAGTGCTGAGCCTTTGTACAGGTACTCACTCACCAGTTTATCTGCATCATTGACCAAGAACTCTTCTATAGTTTCGTCAGGTATGTTAAGCACACGAGCCTTAGTAAGCTTAGCACTCTTAGTAGCTATACGAGTTGCTACTTCACTGATTCCTAATGACTTATCTCCCAGGCCAAGTATGTTTTCTATGATCTCATCTGCTTTAGCTCCTGCATCAAGGGGGTCAGCTAACTTCTTATTTGTCTTTTGGAGGTGAGAAGCAATAATATCTCTGAAACGAGTACGCTGTTCAATTACTTTCTTTATGTCGTACTTACGGGTCAGATATGATTTAGCTGTCTTAACATCTACGTTCTCACCAATTAGGTCTAACTCTTGTAACTCTTTGAATACTTTATCGATTCTCTTACGAGCGGCTTGAGCTACTTCTGCAACTTCGGGTATGGTGTGTACATCACCTCTACGCATTGACTTAGCTACTTCGTGCTGGAACTGTTTGTGTGTAAGTTTATTTCTAGCAGTAATGCCTTGTACAGCTCCACGTACATTACGGAATGCTTTACCTTCTAATCCTGAATACTTGAGGTACGCATCCTTAGACTGCTTCTGAAACAAACCAATATCAGCTTCATCAAGTTTCATAAGACTTTCAATAGCTGTGGTATTAGGCTGACCCTTTAAGTTCTTACCTAATATAAAATTATGTTGGAAGAAATCAGAAGTAAATCTTCTCATCTGTGCTGATGGAGATGTTAATCCTTCTGTTACTGGCGTATGTATAATAGGAATAGATTCTCTTACTGCTTTCTCTCCTACTCCTCCGACTTTACCAATATTGGCTAAGCCTTCATCAGAAGCAGACAGTACAGCCTCAGCAGCACTTGCTGATCTAGGACCTATTATCTTAGCTTTCTCTAATGGTATTGGTGCCTCTTCTACGCCGCTCATAACTTGCTTTAATTCGTTTTCAACTGCCTTCCTAGTACCTTTACTTAACCCGCCGATGGCTCCTCCTAATATACCGCCTAACACACCACCAGCAGCTACGGCTAACAGGGTCTCCTCTTTGGTACGAACATCTTGTGTGGCCTGTAATACAGCTTCTTGAGTACCTACAGCAGTCGTACCTAGCCCAGCACCTATACCTAAGCCCTTAGCAATACGAGCACCCGTAGTAGCTGCTCTAACTCCTGCTGTACCTGGTATAAGAACAGTAGGGTCAAGGATACCAGCAGCCATTGAAGATAACATGCCCACCCATCCAGACTCTCTTAGTATTTGTCTGTCTTGTTTCTGTCTATCTATACGTTCCTTAACCTCAGCAATCTCTTGATCATTATCTGCATATATAAATGCATCTGCATGATCTTCATACTCAGTTCCCTCTATCCTGCTGATAGGATCAAACTCAGGGTCTTGAATAAAGGATTCACTAGTATCAGTCATGAATGATGTAACTGGATTCTCTTGTCTGAATGCTGCACCTAATATAGTACCAAAAGAATGATCAGGTGTTTCCGCTTCTTCGGGCGCATTAACCTGGGCCAACTGTTCATTAGCTGATATTTGTTGTAATAGGCTGTCTCTACGTATTATACTCATATCTATTCCTGGTTAAATTCTTCATAAGTTCTAGCTGCTTTATTAGTTAAGTTGTCATAAGCAGTCTGAACTGTTCCTACTAATATATAAGGATTAGCATTAATCTCTCTGTATGAAAATATACTATCTACTGGTTGTTTTGGTTTATCATTTAATGCTCTTAATACTTTAATAGCTTTTCCAATCCCTGCAAAATGTGCTAAATATATTTCACGTATGCCCGGAGCATAGCTAAGAGTTCTCTGTAATGACTTAGTATTCTCTTTAATAAGTAAGCACCCCATGATACTATTTGCTGAAGGATTCATTTTATCTTCTATAGACATACCGTATTCATTTCCGTACCTCTGTACCATAGCTTTCCATGTACTATCTACAAACTGAAACAAGCCCCCAGCACTAGATGTTGAAGCCTGTGCATCAGGATTAAGGCTAGACTCAAGCATAGCAATTGTTAGAGCCACACGAGGACTGACTCCTACTAACTGAGCAGAATTACGAATAGTCTCAATAATCATTAACTATCCTCCCTATTAATCATCTTCTTTAATCTAGTTAAAGTATCTGGTCTATTCTGAAACTCTTGCTGTGACTTAAGTGCCTGCTGTCTCAGTGTCCGTACTCCGCTTAAATCTTTCTTTTGTTCTTCTCTAACTATCTGACTAGGTGCCCATCTCAACGGCTCGCCGTCATCGTCAGTTAATAGTTCTTTAATTATTATTCCATCTCTCTCAACTTCTTTATAAAGCTGGTAAGTAATCTGGTTTGGATTAGCTCTTGATAATTCATCTGCTTCTATCTTAACAGAACCAGGAGCTAAGTCTGGTTGAATCTTTTTAATGTCTGCATCAAGTGAAGCTCTAGCTTCTTCGTCTGAAATATTAGGATACGCCTTTGATACAGGTAACATCATAAATTCTTTCTCACCGTTAATAGTAGAAGTACCCATCAGGTTCTTAGTCCATGATTTAACTAGGTTTTTAGCGTCAGTCTCACTGCCTGTTATTGAGTATGCTTCTCTTAATAATCCTTCTACTTTCTTCTCTAAGTGCTTAGGCAAGTCTGAGCCGCCAAATCCTAAGAACCCATCAATGTCATACATTGCTTTGATTGTACGATTAATATTCTTAGACTTGAATCCTTCTACCTTCCTATATGATCTACGTAATGCTGTTGCCTCTTCCCTTGGCATTTCAAGTATACGTTGTTTTGCTATTCTCATAGCCTGAGAATCAGATATGTTTGTACTTTCAGTCATAGTCTTAGCAGCCTCTAACACAGCATGTTCTTTCTTTCTGAGCCCTTCTAATGCTAAAGAATTTTCCTGTCCTTCCATGTATCGATATGCCTGTAGGGCCTGTACATTGAGTTCTTCTCTATCTGACTGTACATGAAACTGCATCTCTTTCTTAAACGCATTAACAGGAGCAGTGTATCTAGCTGCGACTGTTGCTTTCTGTGCAAGAGTTGGAGGAGTATTT